ATAACATACCAGCTGTTTTCGTTTGACAAAATCTTCCACGATTCCAATCATTTTCTTTATTTCGGGAGTATTGACAACTCGCTTTGCCATCTTTTGTTGCGCTTGATCTACTTGCATTCTTAAAATAGCCATTTCACATTCTGCAAAAGTCATTGATGAATCACATATTTTTTTTTTCATTTATTTTTATTATATATATTATTATATTTTATTATAGTCAAAATAAGTTTTATCTCGTGATGTGTTATAAAAAATATAATAATACTTTCTCTCTTTATTTTTTATTTATAGTGATGTAGTCGTTGCCATAAGCTTCCAAATGAATTGTGTCTTACCAATCGCCGAGTTTACAGATGTACCAGATTGTTCCAGACTGAGTTCTGTTTTATATGTAGGCTCTGCTGTTGTTGTTGTTGTTGTTGTAGGTGCTTCTGTTGTTGTTGTAGTTGTGTCTTGCGCACCTGTTGTAGTTGTTGTGTCTTGCGCACCTGTTGTAGTTGTTGTTGTCTCTTGCGCACCTGTTGTAGTTGTTGTTGTGTCTTGCGCACCTGTTGTAGTTGTAGTCGTGTCTTGCGCACCTGTTGTAGTTGTAGTAGGCGCACCTGTTGTAGTTGTAGTAGGCGCACCTGTTGTAGTTGTAGTCGTGTCTTGCGCACCTGTTGTAGTTGTAGTCGTGTCTTGCGCACCTGTTGTTGTTGTTGTTGTAGTTGATACAAGCTGATAAACGCGCACATGGCCTCTAGAATCGTTAATACTATCTGTAGTTCCATCATTATATAGCGCGCCAATCGCCACAGTTGAACCGTCATAACTTAACGAAACTGACCAACCTGACTCATCGTTTGCTGCTTCGCCGTCAATATCGTCGCCAATCTTTGACCAAGCAGTACCAGTCCACTCGTAAATGCGCACATGGCCTGCATCAGTGCTACCATTATATATCGAGCCAATCGCCACTCTTGAGCCGTAATAACTTAACGAAACGGAATAACCCGAGTAATCGTTTGCTGCTTCGCCGCTAATATCTTTGCCAATCTTTGACCAAGCAGTACCATTCCATTTGTAAATTCGCACATGGCCTACATTATTAGCTCCAGTTCCATCATTACCAATCGCGCCAATCGCCACTCTTGTACCGTCAGCGCTTAACGAAACTGAATAACTTGAATAATCGTTTGCTGCTTCGCCGTCAATATCGTCGCCAATCTTTGACCAAGCAGTACCAGTCCACTCGTAAATGCGCACATGGCCTGCATTAGCTCCAGTTCCATCATTACCAATCGCGCCAATCGCCACAGTTGAACCGTCAGCACTTAACGAAACTGAAGCCCCCGAATTGTCCCCAGCTGCTTCGCCGTCAATATCGTCGCCAATCTTTGACCAAGCAGTACCAGTCCACTCGTAAATTCGCACATGGCCTGAATGAGCGCCATTATATAGCGCGCCAATCGCCACTCTTGAGCCGTCAGCGCTTAACGAAACTGACCAACCTGATGAGTCCCCAGATGCTTCGCCGTTAATATCGTCGCCAATCTTTGACCAAGCGCGATTTAAAAACTTGTAAACGCGCACATGGCCTGCATTAGAACCATTTCCATCATTATATATCGCGCCAATCGCCACTGTTGTACCGTCACTACTTAACGAAACTGAATAACCTGACTTATCGTCAGCTGCTTCGCCGTCAATATCTAAACCTAGCTGGACCCAAGCGTTATTTAAAAACTCGTAAACGCGTACATGGCCTGCATTAGTGCTACCATTAAATTGCGCGCCAATCGCCACTCTTGTACCGTCACTACTTAACGAAACTGAAAGCCCCGAATTGTCCCCAGCTGCTTCGCCGTCAATGTCTAAACCAAGCGGTGTCCACTCCATTATATTCTTAATTAAGAAAATAATTTTGGCAAATATTTTAATTCTATATTATTCTTTAATAAAAATTTGAATTGACATCAAATATCGAATTTATAAAAATCACTCGATAATGTGCGTGTTGCATAAGAAAGGTCTGGATTTTGTGGTGGGGGTCCCTCAATCGTCACTGGAACATATCGCAAATTTTCTGGTTTGAGTATGAACGCATACCCACCCGTATCGAATAACATATTACTTTCTTCCAAATTGTTATCAAACGACTGGTATCTCATCGCCATCATTTGTGTCCCTGTTTCTCTCAAAACGATACCACTTGGATTGGCTGGATTTGAACCTTTGTCGGGCATACCTATGGTCATACATTGTTTATTATACTCGATCAATTCGTTGATATCGGGAGTATACGCAATATCATAATAATGCAATGCTCTCATAAAAACAGAATTACTCGTCATGTTCACGTATTCATAGAATTCCTGGCATTCTAAAAATGCAATGTTCGATCGGTCGACGATGATGATCACCTTTTTTGCAAAACTGAGCAATTTAGCACCTCCTAAATTTCGCCCCTGATTTTCATAACTATACTCTTTTCCAAGCAACAGCGAATCGTAGTTTTCCAATAATTTGGCAAAATTCTTGTACATATTTTGATTTGTGCTTTTAATGCGCAAATGAATAATAATAGGATCGTTTGAGTTGGGTGCAGTTGCGGTAACAAAGGCATAGTCTCGAATAATGTTCATTATCTCGCTAAAATCAATAGAATTGTAAGTCTCTTTGATATGGTAACTATCTACAGTCGACGTTGCGACAACGGGTCGGTCGTCGATTGAAAAAATTTCAAAATCTAGTCCTCTTACACCCTGTTTTAATAAATCTTTCAAGACGCATGTTTCTACGAAATCATTTTTATACGATCCGCCGCTGCAACAATTGTAGGCCGATTTAATATAGTAGTCGCGTAATAAATATCGGCAATTGGGATCGGCTTCATTAATGGAACGAATGCTGCCATTTAAAGCGCTGTAGAGTGCGTCCATATTTTTACACTCTTTGGAAGGTAGACTTATGATGTAGAAATAATAGAGGAGCGCCATTAAAATGATCATAAAAATGAGAACAGTTAATATCATTATAATGGTTGGTTCTTGTAAATTACTCATTGATTTCATAATTTGATTTCCTACATCTTTTGATGATGGATTAGACATATTTATTCCTTATATTATATTTATTTTTTATATTTTTGATTTGTTTTGTTTGTAAAAGATATTAAATGTTTTTACAATATTAAATACTATCTATAATATAATTAAACCATGGCGGGAGGTCTTATGAATTTAGTAAGTCAAGGACAACAAAATATTATTTTAAACGGGAATCCTTCCAAAACATTTTTTAAAAGCACCTATGCTCAATATACAAATTTCGGTTTGCAAAAATTCCGCGTAGATTTTGAAGGTTCTAGAACCCTTCGTTTATCCGAGGAGTCTTTATTCACTTTCAAAATTCCACGCTATGCGGACTTACTCATGGACACTTATATTTCCGTTGCGCTTCCCAACATATGGAGTCCTATTTTGCCGCCCAGAGAAACTTTAGAACCTGACCCACAAGATGCCGCCAATCGATGGGCGCCTTACGAATTCAAATGGATTGAAAATATAGGTGCGAAAATGATAAGTAAGATAAGTATTACATGCGGTAATTACACCCTACAAGAATATTCTGGCGATTATTTACTCGCGGCTGTTCAAAGAGATTTCACCCAAGGAAAAAAGGAATTGTTCGATCGAATGATTGGTAATGTACCTGAATTAAACGATCCAGCAAATGCAGGTACTCGTGTGAATTCGTATCCCAATGCGTTCTATACAGATGCGCCAGCTGGGCCCGAGCCTTCCATAAGAGGATCCATTTTGTACATACCACTGAATAATTGGTTTGGATTGAAATCGCAAATGGCATTTCCATTAACGTCTTTGCAATATAATGAGTTGCATATTAACATCACGTTTCGCCCTATAAATCAACTGTTTCAAATTCGAGACGTCTTTGATTATGTGAATAATTATCCTTATGTGGCGCCCAATTTCAATTTGTTTTATATGCAATTCTACCGTTTTTTGCAACCGCCTCCCGATATCGTCGTGGGAATCGATTCGTATAGTGATACTCGCACCTTATGGAATGCCGATATTCATTTAAACTGTACGTATTGTTTTTTATCCAATGATGAAGAGCGGATGTTTGCATTGAATGAACAAAAGTATCTCATTAAACAGGTTCATGAAAACCGATTTTATAATGTCACTGGCCCAAATCGTGTTGACCTGGATTCTTTAGGAATGGTATCGAGTTACCTCTTTTATTTTCAACGAAGCGACGCAAATCTGCGCAATGAATGGTCGAATTACACGAATTGGCCGTATAACTATATCCCTAAGGATCTTGTTCAAGCACCCACTTCGGGGTTTTTCCCAGTCACTCGAACAAATGGAACAGAGAGTCAAACCGTTTTTATTGGGCCTGGTGTAAATACTGACGGGAAACTTACAGGATGGATGATAACGAGTCCCTATTCGCCTGAAAATGAAAAAATGATTTTAGTAGGACTCGGGCTTTTATTGGACGGTTCTTACAGAGAGAATTTACAGCCTGCTGGCGTCTACAATTACATTGAAAAATATACGAGAACGAGCGGCAATGCACCCGATGGTTTATATTGTTACAATTTTTGTATACATACTTCGCAACTGGATTTGCAGCCGTCGGGCGCAATCAATATGAGTCGTTTCAACCAAATTCAATTCGAATTTACTACCATTGTGCCGCCGCTCGATCCCTTGGCGCAATCATTGACGATTTGCGATCCTGAGACGGGGAATATCGTCGGCATTAACAAGCCGACGTGGCGAATCTACGATTATAATTTTAATTTGTATCTGTTTGAAGAACGCATTAATGAAATCATTTTTATTGGAGGTAATTGTGGAATGGCGTATGCGACGTAATTATTATTATGTTTATTGTGCAATTTTTATTATTATGCAAATTCTAGACAAAAATATTCGTCGTTTGTTATTTGTTGTAAAACCTTATTGAAGGCTCGACGTTCCATATTTTTTTGTATTTTGCATTTACGGCTTTCATAGAATTTCCAATAATTATTGAGAGTTACTCTATAACCCTTGTCTAAATCATTTTTATATTTCAGTTTTCTAAAGTTATTGAAACATGGAAATTTGCAATTGAAAATACTAGTTTCTATTTTTTCGAACTTTGCGATCATTTTGTATTTCGGTTCTAAATGAATAATACTATTATCATATTCGTCCTTCATAAAACGTTCTAAATAATATTCTGTGTTAGAAACGAGATTTTCTGAAGAAATTTCCTGCATTTGTTTTCTTATTCATTGTTTTTATAGAAAAACAATGAATTATTTCAATTTTATCTAGAAGATATTTATTTCTTTTCGTATAATTTTCCGTCTTTTCCGCACATTTCATCATATAACCTCGATATTGAACAGTAATTATAATCGTTTTTTTTCCTTTTTACTCCGTCCACCAAGAAATACTCATCATTCTCCACTATTGGAAACATGGTGCACTTACCGAATTCATTGCCTATGAAAAAGCTTGATTTGAAGTGCTTACAATCGATACATAGTTTTATGGGCCTTGCCGAACATGTCGATAAAAGGACGCCGAAGATAATAAGAGAGGTCCAGTTCATTTTATTATAATAAATTAATGTTTTTTAACTTGTTTCAACTATTTCTAACAAAAAATATGAAAATATAAGCCTTATGCAGAGAGTTAAAAAAATAATGAATAATATGTAATTGATTTTGTAGCGCATTATAAAAGAATCATT